TCTGCGGATTCTCAACTTCAATAGTTCTTTCGCCGCTTCAATAAGTCCCGGCTTAGTAGTTGGAATCAAACAAATGCTACTAACATAATTAAAGATATCAATAGTTTGATCTTTAAATGTGATGCCTAGATTTTTAGCTTTTTGAGCAATAAGAACTTTGTCTACCTGCTCGCCTTTATTAAAGGTCTCCCTAAAAACGCAATAGATAGTGTAATGGACTTCATTAACAAAATCATTTTCTGAGATGAAACTTTCTATATCGGCGTATGAATCTGGATGCCTAACCAAACCAGATAAGACATATTTTTCTATTTGCAGCGAGTAAATGAGCATTACAAGATTATGTTGTATTTTTCTTTAAAGAATTTTTCGTTTAAGCCGTCTACTTGATCATGATAAATCTCTACAAGGGTAAACTTATTCTGAGTAAGCCAATTTTCTTTGGCAACGTCTCTTTTGATTGACTTAAGATAATTTAATCTAGATTCGCCATGAAAAAATTTATTGAATGCAGAGTGCTGTGGCCCATGCACTTCCACAGCAATCTTGCGCGTTGCGTTGATCAAGTCAACTTTTAAAAGCGACCCATAGACAGGAAACTCCTCGTAGACAATGTGATTTTCCCAATATTTCTTAAGGAATTGCTTTGTCTTGAATTGAATTTTTGAACGAGAAGCTTTATCCCAATCAATTAAATATTTAGACACATTCTTGCTTACAGCTTTACCATATATATTATAAAGTTTCACCTCTTGAGCACTCCAATAAATTTATTAAACAAGTAAGAGGTGATTTTGGGGTTTTCTTCTAGGAAGTTCTTTAGATTAGCTTCTCCTTGGTGCTGCTTAGGCAAAACCAAGTCTACTGCTGCAAGTTCTGCCACAAGCTCGTCTGTCATGGTGATCCAAGCCCCCTTGGCGTGAGCGAACTCCCAAGCTAGTAGCTGGTCTACAATCTCGTACTCCACCCAGACACTGGTTCCATTGGTCCTGCCGTACTTGATAGGGTACTTGACTTCCCGCCCAGTCTTTTCGTTGGTGGTCTTGCGGAACATGATCTTGCACCAGTGGCCCACTGGGTTGCCATCTTGCTTGGCCCCGGCGAAAATCAAGTCGCCCTTCCACCGCTGCTGGAACTCCAGAATCCAATCCGAATAGTGGAGGGCGGCGTTTCCGCCGCTTGCGTTAGTAACCTTGGGGTCTCCCTTTTCGTATTGATTGATTTTAATCGTAGAGCGGACCTGAGAGATAAGGAAGCAGATGTGGCCCCGAGAGGAGAAGGCTGCCGCCATCTTACGCAGCAAGTCTGCGGTTAGTAGGGCTGCGCCAGCGGTCTTGTTCGCCTCCATGGCTGATTTGGCCAAGTCGTTTCGAGGGACCAAAGCATCCAAGCTATCAATGACAAAGAAATATCGGTTGCCTTCATCATTATTTTTGATAAGCTCCCTCATGGTGTCAATCACAAATTCGTAATCATTAGTAGGAATTACTCTCCACTTAGCTGGATCAGTATCTACCCCAGACCGGGCTATGACTGCCTCACTGAGTCGCCCTTCAGATTTGATGTAAATGATGCAACCTTTTTCTGGATTGACCAATTGGAAATTCCTGCCGAAAGCAAGAGCATTACTCGTTTTCCCACCCTCCGTTATACCACTAGATCTAATAATTCCCGGATGAATTCCTCCACCCATTTCAATATCCATAGTCAAACTTCCACTACTTACTACATAATCAATAGTATTATCAAATGCATAGTGGTGGTCTTTATTTACCTTAAGGATTTGGTCCAAGACCTTCATCTTGCCGGACTCTGTGGAGGGCTCTTGCTCTGGGGCGTCTTTTTTCTGTTTTGCCATATTATTTTTTATTAAAAAGGTTTAGGAAATCTTTAACTGAACTGGGTCTCTTCACAACTTCTACTGTAGGAGCTACAGGCTCTTGTGTCAATTCTATCTTCTGGGGCTCAAATGACATTGAATTATATTTCTTCACATGCTTTAAGAAAAGCTTTCCATTGTCAGTTAGGAACCAACAAAGCGAAGGCATTTTTTGTCTTCCTTCTAAAAAAATAAGGAATTCAAACCCATGCTCTCTTATCAAAGAGTTTGCTATTTTTATTTCTTTAGGCCAAGAACAGACTTTAGAATCAAAAAGAAAAGCTTTGACAAGTTTTTGAGCATTTGTTAATTGTCTAATTTTCTTAGAGTCCCCAGTCATGGGAGGAATATGGCTAGTGCCCCTAGGAAGTCAAGGCAAATTTAAATCATGAACAACCATTTTTTTAATTAATTCATTGAATGATGTCTTTGGCTCCCACCTCAGCTCTTCTCTAGCTGGGGTTGAATCTCCAAGCAATAGGTCTACTTCTGCTGGACGATAGAATTTAGGATTGATTTTGACTAAGACTGAAGACTTGATACTGTGCTCTTTTACTAGATAATTAGGCAAACTAAATTCTTCATTTTCTCCATGACCGTGCCAAACCCCTTCTAAACCGGCGACTCGGAAAGCTTTCTCTACAAACTCTCTGATTGAATGAGTTTCGTCTGATGATAATATGTAATCCTTTAGGTGAGAGAGCAGAGCTTTGCTATACTTGCCTTCTTTGTAAAGTTCTGGCTGCAAATCTGGTCTATATTTTTCTTGATTTATCATCTTCCAAACTCCGTCTACAAAGTCTTCAGAGTCTGACCAGTCGCGCTTAGCATCTAGATTTCCAAGCTCAATTGGCGTGAATGGATGTTTATTATTTATGGCGAGATCGATTCTAGCGACCCCTTTGCTTATTTTCCTAGTAACAAACTCTTCTCCGCGCTTGGTCCCCTCATGATTAAATAATACACCATGAACAGCGTAAAGATTGTAGGACTCCCTATAGACCTTGACAGCGTGCCTAGCTGCGGCCTTAGACGCTCCGTATGGGCTCCTTGGTCGTATTGGATGTTTCATGTCTTGTGGAGAATAAGACACGTCGCCAAACTCTTCGCTAGATCCAGCCGAGTAAAACCTGCAATTTGGATTATTCTTGCGGATGGCTTCTAGGCATCTCACTACTCCCGTAGCATTGACGTCGAAAGTCTGCAATGGGATTTCCCAACTGCACCCAACAAAACTCTGGGCTCCAAAATTAATAAAATAATCTGGCTTGATATCTTGCACTATAGAGTCTATTGAAACACTATCGCCCAAATCTCCATAAATGAGCTTAAATCTGTTATCATTAATAAAAAATTGGCAATTGATAAAATTTGGATTAGAGCTTCTTCTAATCATTCCAAAGATGTCGTAGTCAGTATTTTTGAGTAAATACTCTACCATATTAGCTCCGTCTTGACCAAGAACTCCTGTTACCAATACCTTTTTCTTCATAGACATCGTATCAATGATATATTAAATGAGAGTATCTATCTAAGTTTTTAGACAAGAATACTGGGAGGTCTTTTTCAATATCTACTTTTTGAAGCTTTACCGAATCATTAGACAAATTATCAGAAAATATAAAAGATCCACCATCGCTAATTTTGTTATCGAACTCGGTGCAAAATGTTTCAAAATCTGGCAATTTACTTTTATCAATAGGCTCAATGCAAGATAGGTATTTTTGATACACCTTTTCTTTGCCTCCTTGATATCCAAAATGCCATCCAGAGAAGTCAATACATGGAACTTTATCTTTCATGTTCCTGAGATACTGAGGAGTTACTTTATTAAAATTTCTATGATGGCAAAATACTGTTCCAATCCAGCTCTTATCGACAGTCTCAAGATTTAAATAAAATACAAAATATCGCATTGCTTCAGAAACACAATTGTATTTATCTAAGAATTTTTGAAGGTGAGGGGCTATGTTTGGATTCCAAATTTCATCTACGTCTGAGATAGCTACAATATCTTCATCTTGCAAATTTAAAAACTCACAACCTGTAGAAATTTTATTTCTTTGAAAATTCTCCATTGCCCAGCCGCCAACGCTTGGATGATCTTCAACTTTCACATGGACTATCTTATCTAAGAAAGGCTTGAATCTTTCTTTGTTTTCTTCAAAGTAAAAAGGTTTATCTAATAGAGATTGAGTTTTAGAAGCCTCAACAAGAACAAATTTATCAACGCAGTCGTTAAGAATATTTAATCTTAACTCTAAAATATCTAACTCATTAAAAAACGGGAAACAATCAATGATCATATCATATTGTCAATCTCTTCAGAGATCAAGTCTAATGAAATATTAGATATCTTATCTTTTTCTATGTATTTTGCGTTGGGATTTACTGGTTGCCAATTCTTAGAAGTTGTCACATGAGGGTAGTAATTATAAGCATAGATGCCAAATGTTGGAAAAGAATATCCTGAAGCTATCCATGCCATGGCAGAATCTACCGTAAACAAATAATCACAAGATAAAGTAAATTTGATAGAATCAAAAAATGATCCAGTGAATCTCTTTTCGCATATCTGTGGTTGATCAGGGAGGCCAATTTGAACTGGAGTATAGCCTTTCGTTTTTACTAAATCAGATATCTTTTGAGCTTGTTCTAAGTTAGGGGTTTTGGCGTCTCCTCTGGTTTCTGCGAAAAGATTAAGAGCAACATGTTTTTTATTCCTCTGAGTTTCAAAATATTGATTCAACTCGAC